TGACGGATCGCTGCGGCCGGTCGTCGTGCAGGTGGTTGGCGTTGGACCGCGGCGCTCAGATTGAGCTTCCGGAGCGGCTGCTGCCGCTGTTCACGCCGCCGCGCGGCGCCATCCGATACCGCTGCGCATGGGGGGGCCGCGGCAGCGGGAAGTCGTACACGTTCGCGCTGATGGCCCTGCTCTACGGCTACGCCGAGCCGCTGCGGATCCTCGCGACGCGCGAGCTTCAGATCAGCATCAAGGAATCATTTCACGCGGAGCTGATCGAAGCCGTCAAGAGTCAGCCGTGGCTCCGCGCGCACTACGACTGCGGCGAGGCGTACCTGCGCGGAAGGAACGGGACCGAGTTCATCTTCCGCGGCCTGCGACACAACATGAGCAGCATCCGGTCGATGGCGCAGATCGACTTGTGCATCGTCGAGGAGGCCGAGGACGTTCCCGAGTCGTCCTGGCGCGACCTGCTCCCGACCGTCCGCGCGGACAGAAGCGAGGTCTGGGCGATCTGGAACCCGCGACTGGACGGCTCGCCGGTCGATCAGCGGTTCCGGAAGCGGCCGCCGGCCGACGCCGCCATCGCCGAGTGCCACTACTGGGACAACCCGTGGTTTCCCGGCGTCCTCGAGCGCCAGCGGCAGCACGACCAGGCGATCCTCGACCCGAACACGTACGCGCACATCTGGGAGGGCGCGTACCTCACGAACAGCAACGCGCAGGTGCTCGCCGGCAAGGTCCGCGTCGCCGAGTTCGCGGTGCCAGACGATCGAAAGGGGTGGGACGGCCCGTACTTCGGCCTGGACTGGGGGTTCGCGCAGGATCCGACCGCGGCCGTCCGGTGCTGGGTCAAGGGCGACGCGCTCTACGTCGATCACGAGGGCGGCCGCACCGGTCTGGAGCTGGACGACACCGCGGCGTTCCTGCGCGCGAAGATCCCCGGCATCGAGTCGCACGTCGTCCGCGCCGACTCCGCGCGGCCAGAGTCGATCAGCCACGTCGCGCGGCGCGGCCTGCAGGTCGTCGCCGTCGGGAAATGGAAGGGCAGCGTCGAGGACGGCATCGCGCACCTGCGCAGCTACCGCGAGATCGTCGTGCACCCGCGCTGCCGGGAGACGATCGCCGAGTCGCGGCTGTACAGCTACAAGGTTGACCGCCTGACCGGCGACGTGCTGCCGGAGATCGTCGACGCCTGCAATCACTACGTCGACGCGATCCGGTACGCGCTCGCTCCGCTGATCAAGCAGCGGTCCGTCCGCGGCGACGGCATGAAGGTGCCAGGGCTATGACGCCGGTCGCGGACCAGGTCGAGCTGCGCCTGCTGATGACCGTCGCGCCGACGGCGCTCGCTCGCGCGCGGATGCTGCGATCGGCGATCGACATGCTCCGTGCCGGCGAGCAGTGCGTCGACGTACGCCGCCGCCTCGTCGCCGTCTACGGGATCAGCTACCGGACGGCGTATCGCGTCATCGATGCGGCGCGCGACATGGCGGGGACGAGATGACGCCGGAGCAGGAAGCGACGCTGCTGGAAGAGACGGCGGAGGAGATCGAACGCCTGGCCGCGGCCGCGTTCGCCGAGTACCGCCGCCTCGTCATCGGGGGAATGGCGCCGCGAGACGCCGTGGCGCAGGTCATGCAGACGTTCACCGGCGAGTTCGCGGGCGAGCTGGCTGCGGCGTTCACGGCGATCACCGGCGCCTCCGTCGGGACCGCGTCCGTGCTCGCGCTGACGGTCGGCACCGTCACGCTATCGCAGCGTCTGTACGCGGACGCGCAGGAACTGGGCGGCATCGTTCAGGGGATCGTCAACCGACACGCGGCCGGATTTCAGGACGCTCGCGCGCTGGCGCTGACGCTGTACGAGGGCTACGGGTTCAATCCAGTCGAGGTGCTGAAGTTCAGCAAGGCGAACGACCTGATCCCGAAATACCTGCGCGAAGCGCTGCTGCCTGATCTCGCCGGGAACTTCGAGACGATCTTCGCGCGCATTCAGGTCGGGAACATGACGACGCCTGCGCTGCGGGCCGCCTACGCGGAACTGCTCGCCGCGATCGAAGCGCTGAAGGACGGCGCCGGCGACGAACTGCTGACGCGAAAGCTGCGCGTCGCGTTCGAGGAAAAGGCGCGGTATCTGGCGAACCGCATCGCGCAGACCGAACTTCACCGCGCCTATGCCGAACGGCAAGCGGCCGAACTCATGGCCGACGGCGACGTCGAGTTCGTTCAGTGGCGCCTGAGCGCGTCGCATCCGCGCGAGGACATCTGCGACTACTTCGCCGAGGTCGACCGCTACGGACTCGGCCCCGGCGTCTACCCGAAAGCCGTAGCGCCCGTGCCGCTCGCGCATCCGTTCTGCCGATGCGTCCTCGCGCCGCGGCTCGACCTGACCGGAGAGAAAGCGCGCGAGCGGCGCGGCGCGGACACGGCCTACTTCCGATCGATGGACCCGGCGGACGCCGCGCGCGTCGCCGGCAGCGCGGCGAAGCTCGACGCGATCCTGAGCGGATCAGCGCCGATCGACGTGCACAACGCGGGAAGGCCCGAGCAGTACCAGGTGCGGTCGGTCGCGACCGTCGCCGACGAGTACAGCGTCAGGACGTAGACCGCAGTTCGCAGCGGACCGCCGCGAGCTTGTAGGCCGCGATCCGGTCGCTGTCCATGATCGTCTCGATGTACCGGCCCTCGAGCGCGCGGAGCTTTTCGAGGATCTCCGCCTCAAGATCGAAGAGGGCGCGGTAAATCTCTTCCAGGCCGCTCGTGTGATCCGTGCCCTCAGACTCGGCGATCGGCATCCCGAAATAGACGAGGCAGGTCGCTGTCCGGTTGCTGTACGGCCGGCCTGGCGTCAGCCGCTCGGGGACGATGCGGATCATCGGGTAGTCGGCCGGCGAGATCGTCGCCTCGATCCCGATGTGGCATGACGCGACGCCGTCGATCGAACGGAACGAGTCGCGCGCCGCTTCGAGGGCGGTCATCATCTCAGGCGCGCTCCAGTGGAACCGAGAACACGAGCGCCGCGGTCGTGACCTCGGCCGCTGCGGCGGCGCGGGCCATCTCGGCGGAGAACTCGGCGCGGTAGCTTTTCAGCTTCGTCGAGAACAGATCGTCGGGCGCCGACTGATTTTCGATGCAGGCGATGCAGTAGACCTTCAGTCGCGCGCAGCGGTCGCGCCACGTCGACTGGAGTACCTGGTCGTCCCACGTCTCGTCGAACGGCGGCAGCAAGTCGACCTCGGCAAACGCCCGCGCCTCGCGTTCGTCGGTGCAAAACTTCGCTAGGTAGGCGTCGGGGTAATCGAGCGTCAGTGCCATGATCGCGGCCTCCTCTACGTGTACAGGTCGATGTCGTCGACGATCTCGCGCAGCTTGTCGAGCGCCGCGACGGCGGAGCGCGTCATGTAGTCGTCTCCAGCGTAGCCGGGATGATTGACGCGCTTGGCGAACGCGAACCCGTCGCCGACCGGCCAGCGCAGCACCTGCTTTGTGCGCGGTCGGATCTCGTGTGGCCGCGTTCCGAAGACGACGAAGATCGCATGCGGAGCGCGCTGCGGATCGTGCCCGACCTCGCGCCCGCTTCCCGTGCCGGTCGGCCGGTTGTAGACCGACTGAAACAGCGCGCCGGTCTTCGTGTGCGCGTTCGCGCCGCGCTGCATGGAATCATAGGCGACCTGCGACATTTGCAGGATCGCGCGTCGCGAGACCTTCTCCGGTACGCCGACGACGAACTCGCGTGCCTCGGTCGCGCCGCTGACGCTGATCTTGATCGGCACGCCTACCGCTCCCGCACCCGCACGTAGACCGTTCGATCGTCCGTGCGGCCGCCGTCGGTCGTGATCGTGCACGTCACCGCGGCCCGATCGCGCGCGGCGCCGCCCTTGAGCCAGACGATCACCGTGTCGCCGACGATCGAATAGCCGGCCGACGGGATGCTGGCGTGGTCCGTCTCGTCGGCCAGCGTCATCGTGTCGCTGTCGGCGATCGCCGGCGACGCCGCGGAGATCGAATCGTCATCGAGCCAGGCCGACCAGTCGAACGTGTAGTCGAGGATCGCGTCCGGGTCTTTCTCGATCTCCCACTGTCCGCCGACCTGGCGGAATCCGGTCAGGCTCATGGTTCTTCCTTGATGTTGATCGTCCGCGTCTCGGAGCGGACGAGGTACGTGCGGCTCTCGGAGTCGATCCGCGCCGTGCGCGCCGAGACGAAGTCTGGAACGACCGCGATGACCGTCGGCGCGAACAGCGAGTACAGGTGCGCGACGGCCGGCGGGCGAACGACGTACAGCGTCGCGACGGACGGCGCCAGCGCGGCGTAGACGTGCGCGACAGCGGAGACATCGATCCGGATCGCCGCGTTCGCGTTTGGGACTCGCGCAGAGTAGGCGTGGCTCGCGAGCGGCGCCGAGACGCTCATCGGGGCGAGGACGGACGGCGCGATCGTCGCGTACGCGTGCGAGACAGGACCGGGCGAGACGCGCGAGCCGGCCTGTGCCGACGGCTCGGCCGCGGCGTAACTGTGTGCCGCCATCGGCGCGGCGACAGTACTGCGGGCCTGCGGCGCGACGCCGTTATAGGCGTGCGAGACGACAGGCGGCGAGACGGCGGCGCCGGTCAAGGCCGACGGAACCTGCCCGGTGTAGACGTGCGCCGCGGCCGTCGCGGCGATCCGGGCGCGAACCTGCGGCGTCACGCCGGAGTAGGTATGAGAGACGGTGCCGGCCGAGAGCGTGTAGCCGGTGAGAACGTCCGGCACCGCGACGGTGTATGTGTGCCCGGCCTGCGGCGCTGAGACCGCCGAGCTGACCTTCGGCGCGACCGTAACGTAGGCGTGCGCGACGGCGCCGGGCGCGACCGCGCTGCGTGCCTGCGGGGCGATCGCGCTGTAGGTGTGCGCGACGGCACCGGGCGCAGCGCTCGCGTTCAGCCGCGGAGTCGCGACGGTGTAGCTGTGCGTTACAGCGCCGGGGCTGACGGTTGTCGCGCCACCGCCCGCGACCGGCTTGTTGCCGAGGAATAACCGATAGCGCGCCACGCGCTACCTCACGCGCTGGTGGTAACGATGTTCACCACGAGATCTGCCCACTCCTTCGGCGAAGTCTGGTCGATGAATACCAGCGTCACGTTGTCCGCGTTCATCTCGGTCGCCGAAAGCTCGACCTTGACCATAACTGACGACGCCGGGGCGTTCGTCGGGATCGTGGCGAGGTTTGCCAGCGCCCCGCCGTCCTTGCTGATCTTGAAGTCGCCGCTGGCAAGCGTAGGACTCGACTTGTAACTCCCGGGCGCCGCCATGTCCGCCAGCGCGACGTACATGACGAAATCCTCGTTCTTAACCGGAGGGTTGTACGGCGCAGCCATGTCAGATCCCCAATACGTAGCCCGGCACGGGCGCGTCGATGTACGAATGCACGAGCGGCCAGAGCATCACGAACTCCGTGTCGGTATCCGTCCAAGACCCGGAGGCGTAGGCGGTTTTCTGCACGCCGAAGTCGCCAAGCATCTGCTTTATCCGCGCCGGCAGCATGTAGCGAAATTTAGAGAGCGTGTTTGCTGCCGCCGAACTGTTCTTGATCGCCACGCGATATGTGCCGGCCGGGATCAGCACTGGAGACGCCAGCGTCATCTGCACCGTGCCGGTCGATGTCGTTGAGCGGTAATCGGACTCCAGCGTCACATCCGTCCCGGTAACAACGGTGTTGTCGGTGCCGGAGAACAGCGCAAAGACCGGGTCGTTGTCGAACTCACCGTAGGCCATATACCCCGACAAGTAGAACGGGCGCGTGGTCGTGAACAGGTTGCCGAGACAGTTGCCGGTCGTCGCCGCCGTGGATTCCGTGGTCGCGCCATCGGCAGCGCCGAGTCCGGGTGTCGGCAGGTATCCATCCGTCGCTCCGTACCGCACGCCGAGTGGCGAGATGCCGTTACTCTTTGCGTCCGAGGCGATGTTGTAGCTCGGGCACGGGAACTGGAAACCGACGTAGGTCACGTCTGCCCAAATCGGCAGTAGTAATTGTTTGATCGTGATCGACCCGCTGGTCCACGCCGATGGATACACGCGCACGCCGTAGGCCGTGCCGTCCGTGACGCTGGCGGAGATCGTCAGTTCGTGATTGGTGTTTGCCGATGCCGTCGAGGCGTCGAGCGCCGGGTCGCTCGTGGCGACAGCCGATCCGAGCGGAAATCCGTTTGCATCCAAGGCGCAGATCACGGCCTCGATCGTTCCAACCGGAGAACTCACCGCGGAGACGTTGATCGACACGCGATCAATGGTCGCGGTCTTGGCCGCGATAAACGACGCGCCAACCCAGTGCGACGTGGACGACAACGCGCGGCCGTTGCCGGAGGACGACGCGATTCCGTC